AAAACTGATCAGCTGGATGGACGCGCAGGCTATGCCTGACGCCATCCGGCCAAAATCAGTCCCGCCGCCCGACGTGCAAATGGCCGTCACCGCCTGGAATTTAATGGGCGGTATCGACTGGATAGCCATCGATTCCGTGGCCGAAATGCTCGGCATCGTGGACATCGAAACCCTCATCACCCAGCTTGTCACCATCCGTGACGCCAACCGGGACGCCTAGCCATGGCCATTGCAACCCTCACTGTCGATCTGGTCGCAAAACTCGGCAACATGCAGACCGAGCTCAACCGAGCCTCGCAGATTGCCGAAAAAAACGCCAAGAAGATGGAGGAGGCCTTCGCGGCCGTCAAAGGCACCGTCGGTACCCTGTTCGCGGGCGTCGCCGTGGGCAGCGCCTGGCAGGCCCTCATTGCCGATACCGCTCGCCTCGGGTCGGAGATAAGCAAGCTATCGCAGCTCAGCAACACCACTGTCGAAGACTTTCAGCTCATGGCCTATGGCGCCAAGACGGCCGGGGTCGAGCAAGACAAACTGGCCGACATCCTCAAAGATGTGAACGACAAGTTTGGTGAGTTCAGCGTCACGGGAGGCGGCGAGCTCAAGGACTTTTTCGATACCGTTGCGGCCAAGGTCGGTGTCACGGCCGATGCCTTCAAAAACCTCTCCGGCCCCCAGGCCCTGCAGCTTTATTACGACACGCTGCAAAAGGCCAACGTGTCGCAGCAGCAGGCCACGTTTTTCATGGAGGCCCTGGCCAACGACGCCACCCTGCTTGTTCCGCTGCTCAAGGATGGCGGCGCCGGCTTCAAGCAGATGGCCGACGAAGCCCAGCGCTTCGGCGTCGTGATGGACTCCCAGGCGATCGCATCGGCCAAAGAGTTTGACGCCAATATGAAGCGCCTTGGATCCACGATGGACGGCCTCCGGCTCACCATCGGAAACGCCATCATCCCCACGCTCAGCCGCCTGTCCGAAGAGTTCCTGATCGGCATGCGCAACAGCAACGGGTTTATCGATGCGCTGCGCAAGTATGGCCTGACCAACCCGTTCAAGGATCAGGCTCAAAGCCTCAAGGAGCTCACCGCCGAAGCCGGAAAACTCGAAGACAAAATCAGCATCGGCCGCGGCACCGACGACGACAGGCGCCGCTTTGCCGACATAAGGCAGCAGATCAGCTATTACAAAGAGCTCGACGCCAGCCGCACCAAAGCCATGGGCAACCTGCTGGGTCTGGGTGACGTGGAGGCGGCTGGAAAGCCGCCTGCCTTCACCCCTGCAGCCAAGCCCGAAAAGACGGCCAAGGTCAAAGTCGATCGCTCCGACCCCTTGGGCGAGTGGATCAAAGACATCGAAGCCCAGCTCAAGCCGGCAGAAGATGCCATCAAGCGCTTTCGCGATATCCAGCTCGACGCTGCCGTAGCGGGTGCAGACCTCACGGCCAGTCAGCGTGCCTTTTACGACATCGTCAATACGCCCGAGTGGGCGGCTATGTCCGAGCCCTGGCAAGACCTCGTCCGCACCGAGGCCGACCTCGCCATCGTTGCCGAGCGCGCTGCTGCCCAGCAAGCCCGCCTCAACGAGCTGCTTGGGGCCACCGACAGCGCCCGCCTCGAGGCCGCCCGTGCCGACATGCAGCTGCTGGCCGATGCCCTCGAGGCCGGCAAGATCAGCGTCGAGCAATTTGAGGAGGCAGCCAGCAAGGCCCTTGGCCTGTTTGCCGAAAAGGGTGTGCAGGAGTTCGATGACCTCAAGCAGGCCATCGAAGGATGGGGTCGCGACAGCGCCAAGACCATCGCCAGCGCACTCACCAGCGGCAAGGGCAGCCTCAAGGATTTCGGCGATTTTGCAAAGCAGATCCTCTCCGACATCCTCGCCATGCAGATCTACAAAAACGTTACCGGCCCCGCAACAAAAGCGCTCGGAAGCGTGAACTGGGCTGCCATGTTCGGCTTTGCCGACGGCGGTGTCATGACACCCGCTGGCCCGCTGCCACTACGCCCTTACGCTAACGGCGGCATTGCCAATAGCCCGCAGTTGGCAGTTTTTGGTGAAGGCCGCACGAATGAGGCCTTCGTTCCGCTGCCTGACGGCCGCACGATCCCCGTCACGATCAAGGGGAAAAATGGGGGTGTGCAGTCGGTAAAGGTCGAAGTTATCAACGAAACCAGCCAGCCGGCCCGCGCGGCATCGGCCACGCCGCGTTTTGATGCGGATGGAATGGTCATCAGCATCGTGCTGCGCGACCTCAACAACAACGGCCCAATTCGCCAAGCCCTCGGAGGCTGACCCATGCCCACCTGGCCAAGCACTGCCCACATCCACCTTGACGGCTACGCCGAACAGCGCGAGACAGCCCTGCAATCCAGCGGAATGGAATCTGGCCCGCCCAAGGTTGTCCGCATCAAAAGCCGCGTGATGGTGAGGCGGCCCGTTGCCGTGCTGTTCAAATCCCGGGCGGATTACCTCAGCTTTGTGGAGTGGTTTAAGACCGACATTGCCCATGGTGCATTGTGGTTCGACTGGCTCGACCCACTCACTGGCAGCACCCGTCAAGCCCGCATCAAGGGCGGCGAGTTGGGCGACGCCTCACTCCTCGGCTCTGCCGCCCTTGATCGCGGCGTACGCCTCACCCTCACTCTCGAGACCTGGCAATAATGGCCCGTACCTACAGCCTCACCGCCCGCCGCCAACTCCACACCACGGCCAGCGACGACCCGCCGCTGGTCCTCCTCGAAATCACCCACCCCAACCTCAGCACCCCGGTGCGCGTGGTCGGCGACACACAAGACCTCGTCAGCAACGGCGAAACCTTCGTGGCCATGGGCTTCCGCGTGCGCCTGCCCGACGAAATCAACGGCCAGCAACCCCGTGCCGAACTCGCCGTCGACAACGTCGGCCGCGAGCTGATGCAGTGGATCGAGCAATCCGCCGGCGGTCGCAACGCCAAAGTGCGGCTCATGCAGGCCCTGCGCTCCAACCCCGACAACATCGAGTGGGAGATCAGCATGTACCTCAACAACCTGCGCGCCACCCAAGCCGAAATCTCCGGCGAACTCGGCTTCCCCCGCCTGCTCGATGTGCCCGCCGTGCAAGTCCGTGCCGACCCGCAAACCATGCCGGGGATCTTCTGATGGCCGCCCACTGGACAGACGCCTACGTCGGCCGCCCCTACGTGCCCGGCGTCACCGACTGCGCCGAACTCGCCGCCGCCGTGCAGCGCGAAGTCTTTGGCCGCCCCGTCGAAATCCCCGCCGAACGCCCCGACTCCCCCGAATCCGGCGCCGCCATCATCGCCCGCCTGCAGCACGATCACGCCCAACCCATTGCCGCCCCCATCGAGGGTTGCGCCGTGCTCATGCGCCGCGGAGCCATCGCCCGGCCCTGGCACATCGGCACCTATTTCGAGCGGGGAGGGGAGGGCTACATCCTGCACTCCACCCGCGCCGCCGGTGCCGCCACCGTCGTCCGCCTGCGCGATCTCGCCCGCCACGGCTACCAAGTCGAGGGTTTCTACGCATGGAAATAATGCACACGTCTGCACACCGCCCGGCCGCCCTGGTTTGGTCGCCGCACCCCCTCATGCCCGGCGAGGGCCGCGTCATCGAATTCACGCCCCCCACCGGCGCCGAATCCCTCCGCGCCTATCTCACCCGCTGCGGCGTCGATCTCTCCGGTCCCGTCATCGTCACCGTCGATCGCACCGTCATTCCGCGCGACTGGCTCACCCGCGTCCGCCCCAAACCCGGCACCCTCATCACTGTGCGTGCCGCAGTAGCCGACGGCGGGGGCGGCTCGCAAGTCCTCGCCGTGGTGGCCATGATCGCCCTCATGATCGTCGCCCCCTATGCCGGTGCGGCCCTCGCCAGCGCGGCCATGGGCGGCGGTGCGGCCGGGGCCATTGCCGCCACCACCTTCATCGCCGGCACCACCATCACCGGCGCCATGATTGGCCAGGCCGTCGTCACCATTGGCGGCGCCATGCTCATCTCGGCCCTCACTCCGCGGCCTAAAATGGATCTCGGCCGCGCCCTCGCCAGCCCGGCCGCGTCCAGCACTTACAGCCTCTCCGGCGGCAGCAACGCCGCCCGACCCTACGAACCGCTCGCCCTCACCCTGGGCACCCACCGCGTCTTTTTCGATCTCGCCAGCCGCCCCTACACCACCTTCGAGGGCGACGACCAATACCTCAACCAAGTCTTCCACGTCGGCCTCCACGGCCCCCACGGCCCCGTCCGCGTTATTGATTTGCGCATCGGCGACACCCCGCTGTCCAGCTACTCCGACGTCGAAACCGAGTTCGCCGTCGACGCCATGCCGGCCCTCGTTGCCTACAACGTCGACACCGTCGCCGGTGCCTCCGTCACTGTCGCCTCCGGCCCGCTCCTGCGCACCACCAGCCTCGATACCACGCGCATCGAAGTCGATCTCATCGCCAACCTGTTCGCCATCGGCGGCAGCGGGGCCGAATCCTCACACCTCACCCTGAGCGCCGAATATCGCCCCGTCGGCGGCTCCACCTGGTCGCCGTTTGTCATCGATGCCCTGCGCGGCTACTACACCCACTACTGGGCTCATGGCGTCTATCAAGACGACGGCACCTGGGTGCAAGATTTTTATGACTCCAACCGCAGCCCCACCGCCCACACCGACGGCGCCGGCGGATGGCGCTGGCTGCCTATGGCTGATCGCGACATCTCCGACCCGGCCCCCTCCGACCAGCTCCTCACCCTCGATGCCATCGTCGAACTCGACAACGCATCCGCCACACCCCTTCGCCGCACCCTCAGCGCCAACGTGCCCGCCGGTCAATACGAGGTCCGCATCACCCGCCTCACGGCCGACTCCACCGACAGCCGCGTCACCTCCGATCTGTCCGTCAGCGCCATCAAGTCCTACCAGGTGCAGCCCGGCAACTTCGCCGGCCAATGCTTCCTCGCCGTCAAAGTCCGCGCCTCCGGCCAGCTCAACGGCAGCCTTGCCCGCCTCTCCGGCCTTGTAAGCCAGCCCATCGGCAACCGCATCTATGGCAGCACCGCTGCCGATGTCTACCTGCTCTACGCCCGCGGCTATCGCATCGACGGCCGCCTCATCTGGGGCGCCGGCCTTGACGACGCCGAAATCGACCTCGATGCCATCCTCGCGTGGAAGATCTGGTGCATCGGCAAATCCCTCACCTGCAACCTGCACATCGACAGCACAAAATCCGTGTGGGACGTGCTCCAAGCCATCGCCCGCTGCGGCCGCGCCTCCCCCAGCTGGCACCCCGGCAAGCTCAGCATTTTGTGGGACGCCGAAGACCAGCCCA